AGAGTTCCTTCATAGCCATCATTGGATTCTGTCGTATAAAAATTGATGTTGTCTGCTTTATATGAACCAGAATCGCCTTGTGGCTCCAAGGTCAGCTCTGCGGCACCCCTAAGTCGCTCCACTGCTCCGTAGGTCAGCGACCCATCATCTCCTTCTTTGGTCACTTCTGCCCAATGGACATCCTGCAAACCAAAGGTGACTTTATTTTTCTCCATCGGATTTTTCCTTTCTATTGACTTAAATGATAAATAACCTGATACAGCTTTTCTGTATCCAGATAGGTTTCTTCCTTGTCAAAAAAGAGAGAATGAATGTCGAGTGCCGCTTCTATTTTCTCTTCTAAACCAAGGTCTTTTTTCTCGGTATAAAGCTCCAGTCTGACTTGACTTCCTTTGTGATAAGCCAGATTATCTGCTCCATAATTCTGAGAAGCAGGAAACCAATACACCAAAAAGGGAGGAGCTGGACTATGCCCCTCCTCAAAATGGTGGTAAGCACAGGACAAACCTAGACTGCTTAAAAATGGAAACCACTCATCTTTTTTCATAACTTCTCCTTCAAGCGCTCTTCAAATTGTCGAATCATCTTTTCTTCAACAGGAGCAATATGCCGAATTCCTTCAACCCTACCACCGCCTCGTTTGGCATGACCATTTTCTAAGAGATGCGTCAGTCCTGGTGTTCGATTATGAATCGTTTTTGTCAAAGCTAGATTCGTTTCTTTAGTCGCGGTAGAGGTCCATCCTCGAGCATATTTTCCCCGATTTTTTGGAGAATGTTGCTTTAACTCATTGACGGCTTCCTGCGTACTGTCTTCCACCACTGCTTTCACTGTTTCAGTAGACCTTTCAACATAATCTTCTAACTCCTTTTGAACAACCCGAGCTAGGTCAGACGGGTCAATTGTTGGCATATTGTACCTCCTCTGTCGCATCTATCAGGATTATCTTCTGAGGATAAGTCAACGAATCAATGGCCTTGATATTATAAACCTTATTATCAAAGCGAAGACGAGTGGTTTTACTATCCAACTCTTGAATAGCTGGGTCATAGCGCAGCGTAAAGCGTAACTGATGAATATTCTTGACCATTACTGTTGCAGTGCCTTCCGTTTCAAGAAGTACCTTGCAGGAACACCACCTAGAAAACAATTGCTGCCACTGACTGCTTTCATTGCCAATAGCATCTTTCACAATGACTCGTTTTTCAAAGAAAACCCGTTTGCTTAATGGAGCTATCTTCATCAGAACACATCCCTTCTGTGAGCAGAAAGAAGAGCCTTGAGGAGTTCTACCAAACTCTCCTGCCCTCCTTCTTCTCGGTGCTCGTAAAGATAAGCTGTCCCAAACAAAACAATCGTCTGAAGGAAGTCAACTTCTTTCTCCTCCGTCACTTCCTCCAGATTCTTGCGTAGGATACTGGAACACAACTCTTCACTGGCAGAAATCATGACTTGAATCAAGTGGTCATCCTCTGAGTGTTCAACCCTTAGATAGTTCTTTGCTTCCTCCAAACTAATCTTCATGAGAAGCCTCATTTCATGGTCAAAACTTTAACCGCTTCATTCAGAATTAACTTACCATCCACACGCTGACTAGCAAGGAAGCCAACTTGACCACTTTCTGCATAGAGCTCATTCAGACGCTTAAAGGAACGTCCTTGACGGTCCGCAATCCAGTAGTAAGAAAAGTCACCGAAAGCCAAAACTTTCTTACCTGTATCAATCGTTGGTACAAAGCTAGAGGTGAAATAAGGACGATTCAGAATCATATCTGGTACACCAGCTTGAACAGATGGCTGCCAGATATAGTTGCCATTATTGTCCTTGAGTTTCCGTAAGGCTTTGACAGTCGAATCGTTCAAAATCCATACTGCATTTTTCCGATAAGGTGATTTAAGCGAGTGATACAAATCCATGACATCGTCAAAGGTAATCGTCGCACCACCACTAGTCGCCCCTTCAGTGACCGTTTGAAAAATTCCAGTTGGCTTACCTGTTCCATCACCAATCAGAAAAGCTTCTTCTTCCTTCACACCAATACGACGAGCAAATTCATTAGCCATATAGCTTTCCAAATCAAAGACGGAATCATAGAGCAGCTCATCAGAAATCTTAATGGCTGTTCCAACCTTATGGGAACCAAGCGTTACTTGACTAAAGGTATCTTCTGATTCCTTAAACTTAGAGTTCTCATCCATCCAAGTGGCTTCACCGTTCCCTGACACAACTGGAATCTTCCGCTCCCCGCTTGAAGTCTGAATGACCGTTGCAAGACTCCGCATGAAGTTTTCTTCTTGAAGAGCCTGAATCAGGCGTTTCTCATATTCATCTGGAACCAAGTAACCGCCACGTGAGTCGTCTCCAATACTGAGGGTATTTTCGATATCATAGAAGTTTTTCTTGCGGATATTGTTCCAAAAAGCTGTGTTATAGGCTTTAGAGGAACGTCCGCCTTTTGGATTTCCTCCGCCTACAGTTGGATTGGCAACAATCGCTTGACTAACCGGACTGGCTAATTCCTTATCCAGTGCTTCCTGCCGCTCCAAGCGTTCAATCTCTTTACCAAGGCGAACAACCTCATCTTCCATTTCTTCATAACGGGCCGTATCTTCTACAGAAACCAGCCCCTTATCATCCCGACAGGTATCCAGAAAGCTTTTTGCTTTCTCCCATACCTGTGCTCGTTTTTCCCGCAATTGTAAAATTTTACTCATGGTTATTCCTTTCTTATTTCAAGAGTGACAACCGTTTCTCTAACTGAGAAACTGGTGTTTTGGGCTGAGGTTTTTTATCAGCCAATTTTAAAAGCAGCTGGTTGGTCACCGCTGCTCGACTAAACATCATACTTTGAACCGTCCCATCTTCATGAGGTGCAGGCTCATACAAAATAGAATCCGCAAATCCAAGTTCAAGAGCCTTCTTAGCATTAAACCAAGACTCAGCATCCATCAAGTGGGATAGCTGTACCCGAGATAAACTAGTCTTAATTTCATAGGCATTGAGAATGGACTCTTTGACTTCCGATAACATAGCAATGGCCTTCTCCATTTCTTTAGAGTCGCCAATTGCGACCGTCATCGGATTGTGAATCATCATCATAGCTACCGGACTCATATTGACTGTGGTTCCCGCCATAGCAATGACACTGGCTGCCGAAGCTGCAATGCCATCAATATTGACGGTCACGTCATCTTTGTAGTCCATTAACATGTTGTAGATTTGGGCTGCCGCAAAGACATCTCCACCCGGTGAATTAATCCATAAGGTCAATGGACCACTGCCACTCATGAGTTCATTCTTAAAGATTTGTGGAGTCACATCATCATCCACCCAGGATTCACTGGCGATTGTGCCATTTAGATGCAGTACGCGCCCCATTTCATCCTCGCTGAAATTCCAAAATTTATTCATGACTCTCTCCTTCTTGATTTGTTTTCATAAATCCTCCTGCATCCTTTAACTTGGTCATATTTCCATTAATGAGATAAAGGTCACCACCTTCTTCTGACGGTATAGGGTTAAGTTCTTCTAACTTCCTGATGTCATTGGTTGATAGCCAACCGTTTTGTCGGCCAATCGCATAGCCATTCATCCGACTTTGGTAATCCCCACGAAGCAAGCCGTCCACATTAAATTTGATGAAATGGGTCTTCTTCTCTTCCGGCAGCAGCAAACTTTTCTTAAGAGCCTGTTCAAACCGAACCACCCAGGGGTCCAAGGTATACTTAACAAACTCAAGGGATTGCTGTTCAATATTAGAAAAACTGGACTTCTCTAAATCTCCTACCATATGCGGTGGAATCCGAAAGAGACGTGCAATCTCATTGATTTGAAACTTGCGGGTTTCCAAGAACTGTGCTTCTTCAGGCGGTATCCCAATTTGCTTATAGCTCATCCCTTCTTCCAGGACAGCTACCTTATGAGCATTTCGTGTCCCCTGATAGACTGCATTCCAAGAATCTCGCACCTTTCCAGGGTCTTTTAAGATACCCGGGTGTTCGAGAACTCCACCGGGGTTAGCACCGTTGCTAAAGAAACTAGCGCCATATTCTTCACAAGCAAGCGTCATCCCCACCGCATTCTTCGCCAGAGCAATCGGAGAATAACCAATCAGACCATCAAACCCTAAGCCTGGAATATGAAGTACCTCTTCTTGTGATAAAACAATGCTTCCTTTTTCCTGAAAATTAGGATTGTCTTCCTCATAACGATTGTAAACATAATAGAGCTTCCCCTTCTCACTTCGATGAACGCTCATCTGATCCGGTAGCAAAGGATACAGTCCAATCACCTGACCTGAACGGTCACGAAGAATCTGAGAATAGGCATTTCCCCAGATCAAGAGATGGCTCATCAAGGTTTCCCGAAAGACAAAAGATGTCATGTCAGGATTCGGCTCATCATGCAAAAGCGTGTAAAGGACATGTTCCGTATCCTTTGCTTTTCCTCCTTCGGTGTATCGATAAACATGAAGAGGTAAAGATGCAATGGTCTCTGACAGAATCCTTACGCAGGCATAGACCGCTGTCGTTTGTAATGCCGTCCGTTCATTGACCGTTTTCCCACTCGTGGTTCGACCAAAGAGTAGCGAAAAGTCATTCCCTTCATACTTATTTTTGGGCTCTCCCCTCTGTCGTTTTAGTCCTAATCGTTCCAATATTCCCATAGTCATCTCCTTTTCTAGGCATGAAAAAAAGCACCTCGCTTGAGATGCTTTACAATCACTCTTTCAATTGTGGAAAATTTAATAAATTTAAAAGTATAAGATTCCTCGCTCATCATAAATACTACCGTCATTCTTTTGATGTCGAATGCACCTGTCTAAAGCCATAATGGTCGCAATAATCCCGTCAATCTTTTCGACAGATTTTTCTTTATCAGGCTTAATATTTCCGGCTGGGTCCTGTCTCATGACTACGTTTTGGGCCATCCATTTTAGAACCGGATGACCTCCATGCTGGATTTTACCTTCCATCATAAGTTTATAGTACTCTTTGGAAGGTGGACTCATGTCCTTATAGCCCTGACCAAATGGAACCATTGTTAAGCCCATGCCTTCTAAGTTCTGAACCATCTGTGTCGCATTCCAGCGGTCATAGGCAATTTCTTTGATATGATAGATAGTGGACAGTTTTTCAATGTACCGTTCAATAAATCCATAATGAACAACATTCCCTTCCGTGGTAAGAAGAAATCCTTTCTTTTTCCAGACATCGTACAACACATGGTCTCGTCTAGATCTAAGAACCAAGGTTTCTTCAGGCAACCAAAAATATGGAAGAACTTGATAGTTCTCTGCATCATTTCTTGGTGGGAAGATTAGGACAAAGGCTGTAATATCTGAAGTGGAAGATAAATCCAGACCAGCATAACAATCTCTTCCTTTGAGACTCTCAACATCAATCGGCTGTCTTCCTTTATCGTAGATATGTTCCGGAATCCAAGTCACAGCTGAATTGGTCCAGATATTGAGTCGCAATTGCTTGAATACATTTTCTTCTGCCGGGTTATCTAAGGCATTCAGATAAGCTTCTCGAACCCGGTCAATCCCAATTGTATGACCAAGGGAGGGATTAGCCTTTAGCCAATTCTCTTCATCGTTCCAATCATCTTCTTCTGAAAGGCCATAAACAACTGGATAAAAGGTACTATCTTTTTTTCGCCCCTTTAGTATATCTAAGGCCTTGGTATGCAGTTCATAGCAGATGGAGTTTTTGTCATTTCCTGCTGTCGTGATAATAAAAAAGAGGGGCTGCTCTCTGGCATCACCACTCCCTTTGGTTAAGACATCATACAAATGACGATTGGGCTGGGCATGGATTTCATCAAAGACCAAACCTGATACATTGAGTCCATGCTTGGTTCCAGTTTCAGCCGATAATACTTGATAGAAGCCTGCATTGGAATAATTGATGATACGTTTAGTGGCACCCATGACTTTGGAGCGTTTTTCTAAAGCCCTGCTCATCAAAACCATTTGCTTGGCCACATCAAAAACAATAGAAGCCTGATTTCGGTCACAAGCTGCTCCATACACTTCGGCACTGGCTTCCCCATCTGCGTATAAGAGATAAAGAGCAATTGCAGCAGCCAGTTCAGACTTCCCATTCTTTTTGGGAATCTCTACATAGGCCGTCAGGAACTGTCGATTCCCATCTTCCTTTACGATACCAAAAAGGTCACGTACAATTTGTTCCTGCCAGGGTAATAATAAGAATTTCTGTCCCGCCCAGCGCCCTTTGGTGTGGCAGAGATTCTGAATGAAGGTTACTGCCCGGTCTGCCTTTTTCTCATCATAATGAGAAGTTGGAAGCATGAAGGGAGAAGGGATATAGTGATACGTCATAAGCGCCCTCCAAGTAAATCTTCCATTTCATCTCCTGAACCCACTTCTGTATCCATTGAAGCCAGCCGTGTTCTGGCAGATGGCGTTAAGCCAAACTGCTCACAGAACTTGAGCATGATTTTGAGATTAGTCTGAGAAATGGAAACTTGTGGCACTTGTTGGAGATAGCCATTGGGAGTTTTGATGATAGAGCCGTGTTTTGAAAGAAACTCTTCTGCTTCCTTCCAGCGTGCATAAGCTTGGCAGTAACCCGCAAAAGCCATCATATCCATATCAGTTAAAAGTCCCAACCCTTCCAGGATTTTACCCATACGCTTCCATTCTTTTTTAGCATCTTCTTCAAGCCAGGAAGGGCATCTAGGGGCTTTCTTCTTAGGCTGAATTTCATTCTTTGGAAGGGGGCGCTTGCCAGGATTACCTTCCAAGATTTTCAAACTGGTTGGTTTGGGCTTTCTGCCCTTTTGTGCCATGCCCTCACCCCCTTCAGCCCACAAGAAAAAGCCCGAAGGCTTAATTTCTTATGAATCGATTTTCTCTACTTCATCAATACCATGTAACACATGGAGTTGTCGGCCATTGTCCCATTGAACAACCAAGGAACCAATATCATCTACATCTTCCACCGTTCCCAACATACCAATTGGCACTGGATTCGGGTCTTCCATTTTTAAGAGTCGCACCCTTGTTCCAGCAGGATACCGCTTTTTTAATAATTCTACAATCTTCGCATTCATCTTTGTTCTCCTTTGGGGTTCAATTTGTTCAGTGGTATAATAGCTCTATTATACATATTTATCCAGTCACAAGAGATAATTATTCGAATATTTTTTGACTTTCAAGAGTGGTCTCCACAATCAATTGCTCAATCATTTGATTGATATATTTCAATTCTAGATAACCAAACTGATTGGTCTTCAATGCCCTCTTAATATGCATAAGCAGTTCCTGAAGTTGTATTTTGGAAACTGGTGATATCGATGGAAACGACTCCAATTGAACAGCAATTTTTTCAAGATAATGCTTGGTTTCTGATTCAGGAAGATTATTCGTCATGATTTTCCTTTATCGCATTTAGAATGGCTTTCCCAATAGCAAATACAACTGATACTGTCACACCGTTACCTGCTTGTTTATACAACTGAGCATCCGAATTTACGGCACAAGCTTTTTCAAATAACTCATCAGGAAATCCTTGAAGCCTGAAGCATTCTTTAGGAGTCAATCTTCGAATCTTAACTGTTTTTCCCTTCCAGACAACAGCTCCCATTTGCCCTCCGCAAGAAAGGTTATGAGCCAATCCTTTTCCAACTCGTGCTCTTCTTGTTCTGGATCCTGGATAAGATAAATCAACTGAATCTCCAACATTCGCAACTTGATAACCTTTCTTAGTACCATTGCGAACCTTTATCCCCTCTTGATCAGCAACTTCTAAAACTGCTGTATTCATAGCTGTTCTTTTTGTCACCCCTGATGTATAGCGAGCAGTGATACAGCGTGCTGTATTTGTTACCTTAGGAGCTGTCAAAGATTGGTCAATCATATAAAGTCCTGTTTTAGCACCTACTCCGCCTCCCTCACCAACAAGAGTCGTTGAAATGCCAGAAGTATCATAAACTCTGTAACTTTGCATGCCACCTATAAGCTGCTTAAGATGGCTGCTGCTTTCTCTGCGGACAGGTAATACTTGTCGTCTACCTCTGCTTCTAAGATGTCCGAGAGTATAGACTCGTTCTCTGTTTTGTGCGACTCCGTAATCTTTGGAATTAAAAATCTGCCATTCGAGGTCATACCCTGCTTGCCCCAGACTAGAGAGATAGTCGAGATAATCTCGTCCCCGGCTGCTTGATAAAAGTCCCTTAACATTTTCAAGGAGTATCCACTCGGGTTTATCCTTTTCTTCTTGGCTTTCGAGCAAAGCAACAAATCTAAAAAAGAGTCCACTTCGTTCACCGTATAATCCGGCTCGCTTTCCTGCGATAGACAGATTTTGACAAGGGCTTCCCGCACACCATAAATCTGCTTTGGGAAGTTGTGCTGGGTTGATGCTTGTGATATCGTCATGGAACCATTCTCCTTTCGTTTCATACATGGCTTCATATGATTTTCTTGCAAACTTATCCTTCTCGCAATAGCCAATACATTTCATTCCCGTCAACTCTAATCCACAACGAAAGCCACCGATTCCTGCAAAGAAATCCAGAAAAGTTATTGTCATTGTGCTTCCTCCATTTCATTCACAGCCTCTTCAAAAAATAATGTCCTGCCTTCACGGATTAGTTTCACATCCGTCTTTTCTGTTGCTTCCATGTAGCGTTTGACAATAACATCCACAAACTTTTCATCCAGTTCTATGCCATAACAAATTCGACCTGTCTGATCAGCCGCAATTAAGGTAGAGCCACTGCCTAAAAATGGATCCAGTATAAGTGTCCCTCGCATGGAAGAATTCTGAATCGGATAAGCCATAAGCTGAACAGGCTTCATAGTCGGATGCTCTTTGCTGGATTTTGGACGGTCATATTCCCAAATGGTCGTCTGCTTTCTATCAGAAAACCATTGGTGTTTTCCTTTTTGTTTCCAGCCATAGAGCACAGGTTCATGTTGCCACTGGTAAGGGCTTCTACCTAATACCAGAGCATTCTTTTTCCAAACGCAACAACCGCTCAGATAAAAGCCAGCATCCTTAAAGGCCCTTCTGAAATTCAATCCTTCTGTATCTGCATGGAAAACATAGATGGAAGCATCATCCTCCATGGACTGTTCTACATTGACAAACATGTTAAAAAGGAACTGATAAAAATCCGCATCGGACATATCATCATTTTTGATTTTTCCCGCAGTTTCTTCCACATTAACATTGTAAGGAGGGTCAGTTACGACAAGGTTGGCCTTCTTATCTCCCAGGAGAAGCTGATAAGTTTCTAGCTTTGTAGAATCACCACAAATCACTCGGTGTTTCCCAAGATGCCAGATATCTCCTTGTTTTGAGATAGTCGGTTTTGTCAGCTCCCCATCTACATCAAAGTCATCTTCTTTCACTTCCTTGTTGTGAACCTTAGAAAATAGCTGATCGATTTCCGGGGCTTCAAAACCGGTTAGGTCTAAATTGAAATCCGCATCTTGCAAGTCCACCATCAGGTCTGCGAGAAGTTCTTCATTCCACGCGCCTGTGATTTTATTTAAAGCAACATTCAGAGCCTTCACCTTATTCTCATCATCAATCCGAACCTGAACACATTGAACTTCTTTATAGCCTAAGTCAGATAAGACGGTCAGTCGTTGATGGCCTCCAATTACAGTGCCATCGAAATTAACAATAATCGGGTCAACATAACCAAACTCCACAATGGATTTCTTGATTTTTTCGTATTCCTTATCACCCTTCTTGAGTTTCTTTCGTGGGTTATAAGCTGCTGGTTTTAAAGAGTCAACGGGTAAAGAAACCCATGTCATATCTTGTGTGACTTTCATACTACCTCCTTAGTAAAAACGAAATTGAATATAGCAGGCATGGCTACAAAACTTCCGGTTCGCATTGCCGTATGATAAAAAAGACTTACCGCAATGTTTGCAAGTCAATTCATAGTAAGCTGTATTTTGCTTCTGATGTAATTCTGGATGGTTCTGCCACCAGTATCTCCGACAGGCATCTGAACAAAACTTCTTAGGTCGCCCAGTTCCTTTGGGGATAAAGGTTTCTTTACAGTGAAGGCAACAAGGAAGGCCGCTGGCTTGGTCTTTCATCATCTTTGTGACGGCATTTCGATAGCCCAATAGTTCCGGATTGCGTTTGCAGTAATTGCGAACAGAATCCCTAGACAAACCGACTATCTTTCCAATTGATTGGTATCCCAAACCTTCAGAACGTAGTTTTCTAATCTGTTTTC